CCTTGTGCAATACCTTGTCTTGATCCACCAAATGCACCAGCGCCCACGGCACCTGCTGCTAATTGATTCTGTTGCATAGCACCTTGTCTTGCTATGTCTGCTTGTGTCGTAGCTATAACGTCTTCTGTGAATGGATCCATAAACTGTCTAAAATCAGTAGGAGAAAAACCAGCTGCAGCAACTCTTTGTTGTGCAGTTCCTAATTGTCCAATGCCTTGACCAATCGCCTCTGCTCCTCTTTGAAGAAAAGGCTCAAAAGAACCTACGCCTGCGGTAGCTCTTGATATTGCGTCTCTTTGCCCTTGTGAGAGTTCTGCTAACTGTTGAGCAGAAAAAGGCATAGATGAGCCTTCTTGTGTTAGATTTTCTGCACTCTTAAATATATCTGCTAAAAATTGCTCTTGGAACGGTGCTAATCTTACTATCTGTTCTTGTGTTGCTGTAGCCATTATGCGACCCTCTCTAGTTCTGACATCATCTCATACATTCTTGCAGCTCCGATGTCTCTGTCTCCACCACCTGCACCTCTAACTGCTTTTGCAGTCAGTACAAATTCACCATCTGATAGCCTTGCTGGTACAGAATCACTTGTGCCTGTCCCAGGCCCGTTTACTTCACCACCACCTGCAGCAGTCATAATACCTTGTCTATCTGCTAGATCTTTGAAGTATTCTTTTCTTTCATCTTCGTCATCTAGATTGTAACTCTTATCTCCTATAAAGCCAAGACCTAATCTAGACTTACCAACTGGGTCTGGTCTTTGTTTGAATTCTTCTTGTTTTGGTTCTTCACTAAGTGCAGCTAAACTTCCAATACCACCAATGGTTGCCATGCCAGTAGGAGTTTTAGCAAAATCTACTGCTTTTTGAAAAAATGAAGGCTCTGGTGTTGGAGCAAACTTAGGAATCGAAGAACTAGTTAAACCTGGAGCAGCACTGTCTATTCCACTAGCTACAACAGAATCAGAAACTGCTTGTGTTCCAGCAGCCGTGGCACTTGGTGCGGCAGCCGTGAATAACTTACCTCCACTTGCAGCATATCCACCGATACCACCAAGAAGTGCAGCTTTCAATGCGTCATCTGTATCGGCACCTGCAGCAAGTGACCCTATGCCTGCACCCAAAGCAGAACCTATGGCAGCAGAACCTAATGGACCTCCTATGGCAAAACCGATGCTACCACCTATGATTGGCGCTGCTTTTTTAAGAATCTTTGTAAAACTTTTAAATATTCCCATGATTCAATACTCTATCAATAATTACAGTTTTGTTCAATGTTATATTCTAGATAACGCACTTGTTGTCACTCTTGTCTTCGATAATTCTTGAATACTAGCTACAACATGCAATCTATTTGCAGTTGCGGCCTGCACTTTTAATACTTCTCCACTCTGTAATATTAGATCTCTTGTAAGTAGTTCTATAGTTGCATGACCAGACACAGCTTTGCTGTCAAACAAAACAAATATATTACTTGAAGTATCAACTAGAGTTACTGTTATACTATCTCCGTTGTTACTATCATCACAAACTAATATAGAACTTACAATGGCTGCGTTGAAGTCGGCATCACTAGGAACTGTAAACAAAGTTGTAAGATCCGTTGTGGTTAAATCTACTTTTGCGTTTGTTACACCTTGAATATATTGAGGAATACTGGTTATAAGCATTAGCGTCTACCATCCTCTCTTATATCTACTCTAGGTGTACCTAATTTATATTTTGTTCCCAGTGATGTGGAATCAATTCTTAAAGCAAAAGATCTACCTCGTAAACGATAATTTAACTTTTCTGTAAATTGTTCTACTGGACTGGTTGCAGTTCTTTGTGTGGTAGCTTGAGTTGTCTCGTTAAAATTAGCACCAGGATTGTTCCTTGATTTCATTGTAAACGCAACATCTGGATTAAGACTTGTTGATCCATTGAATGTAATGTCTGGTATAACTTGTTTTAAAAATAAGAACTTATCACCATCTCCTATATCAATGGCAGATGATTCTATAAACGATGTCATAGCAGATCCATCATCATCAAAACCTACCTCATGGTTATAAAGATACTGATTGCCAGTAGCTTGTGGTAAGTTTCTTATACCTCTATCAATCCATGCGTCTCTTGCTAGTGTTCCATAATACCAAACTTTTTCTAAATAATTGTAAGCAACATACTTATCTATCTGCGTACCAGCAGAAGACGGATAAAACCATAATAACTCACTAAACTCTGAATTAACACCCACATGAACTTTATCACGCTCTGCAAAATTAAAATCTAGAAATACCTTATCTTTTACTGTGCACGGTAGTTGTATTGTTTGACCACCAGAGTAAACATAAAACGTATCAACACCCATCCAGAACACTGCATCTTCAACGGCAACAGCAGAGAAAGGACTCATAATAGTTATATTCTTTGACAGTTCTTGCAAACCAAACGTAAATGGTGGACCTATAAACTTCATAGCGTGTAGTGTTTTATTAGTGAAGACGAGTATCTGTTGTTTTGTTTCAACAGCTTGTACAAAGGTAGATCCACCACCTAACCTTAAATCACCTGCTGTATTTGTAGCAGTCGGAAAGAAATCTACTGGGTTTTCTTGTGAGGAGAAACGTATCAACAATGGATCTTGTACCCCATTCCCTTGTGTAGCAGACGAGTTTGCACCTAATCCATCACAACCAAACACAATAACATGTCTGTCTTGGTCTGATACAAGAACTTGTTTAGCAATAGTAGGCACACTTGTTTCTCCAGAATATGTGCTTGTAGCACTAAGTTCTACGGCTCTGTTGCCTAAACCATTTGTTTTGTCCCAGTAAAACAATCCACCATCTCTTGCGTTGAGAATTAAATCTTCTCCAAAATTATCATGTGACCATAATCTAATTTGTGCTCCAGGGGTCGTGACACTTGCTGCATTACCCCATCCAACAAAGTCATTGGCAGAATCTGCATTACCAGTTGCTAATCTTACAAGAGTATTGTCTGCATGTGTTGCGGCATCTGTACCACTTGCACCTCTGGTTGATGGACCTCCACCAGTGCCTAAAGTATTGGAACTTATTGTGCCAACTGTAATCAATTCTTCTTCTATTAATATCAAATCACCAGCCGTGATTCCTGTTGCACTGTCCACATCTATTGCAGTCTCACTTGCGTCCAAGGCTTCTGCTAATTGTGTTGCCAAAGCACCAGATGTTGTACCACTCCATTGACCTGCACCCCAACCAGTTCCGCCAACTGTTACGTCTAATCCAACATTTAACTGGTATGCACCTACAACGCTAGATCCACCGTTACCAGTATCAGATGAATTAGCTGCTACGCTTGATGTTATTGTGTAAGCATTAGAACTTATAATAGATGAGATTTGAAACTCTGCATTAAGTATTGTAGCAGTAATAGTTCCACCCAAAGTTGCCGCACCAGAAAATGTTACAAAGTCTTTTTCATTTGCACCATGTGCTGGATCGGTAACAGTTATTGTTGTTGATCCGTTTGTTGCAGCAAAAGTTACGTCACCTGCACCTGTAGTTACTCTTATTGGTGTTATGTCATTAAACGTCTGCCCTTCTTCAATGTAATATTTGAGATGTGTTCCAATACCCATAAAGTCAGAACTATCAAGAGCTACCCAGTTATGTAGTCTTCTAGCACTGCCTAGGTATTGATTAGGACTATATTTTTCCCAACCACCAAACTTTTCTGGAAATCCAAATCTAAATCTTACTTTATCACCATCAACAAAGCCACCTTCGTTACTGTAAGATGTAATGTCAGATACAATACCAGGTTTAAATTTTAAAGCTGTCATAGGCATTACGCTGTACCTCCAGTTAAAGACCCACTACCACTTGATGTTACATTACTCACACCTTGTATTGATTTACCAGATGCACCACCAGAACTACCACTTGATCCGTTTGTTGGTGCTGATGAAGGGTAACTAATGGTAGTGCCACTACCATTACCTCCAGAACTACCACTTGAACCCGAGGCACCAAATGCTCCACCCGCTCCTCCTGCTCCACCAGAACCTGCGTTAGTGCCACCAGAACCACCACTACCTGCTCCACCAGCGGATTGATTATATCCTTGACCCACACCACCTGCACCAGCAGATCCACCAGTAGTTGGAATATTTACAGCTAAATTTAATGTAGAATTCATTGTATTATAAAAAAAGTTTCCGTTCGGTGTTGAGCTACCATACGGACCAACTGTATAATTACACCAATAATATGTTGTACTTGCCGCTAATGGTGCCTTATCAGTCCATGATAACCCACTACCATATAAAGCTCCACCTTGTCCTTGACTAGCTGTGTTTTCTGCTGTGCTTATATCAACTTTTGGTGTGCCTCGATGACCTGTTTGACCATCTTCTGGAAAAGGATCATTTATAGATGCAGATATAGTATATTCGGCAGAAGTATTCACTTGAAAAGTATACCATACAGGTCCCATATCTGATATACTAGATGAAATAGAGCTAGAACTAGAATTTAAACCAAACTGACCCGAGCCAAGTCCTGTCCATGCTCTGTCGGCAAACTGTGTGTCTACTGCATATGGAACAAAACTAGGTTTATTACCTGTTTTGTCTGTGACATTAGAAGTGGTTGCAGTAGAACTAGCACTTCCTGCACCACCTGCACCACCATTACCACCTCCGCCACCACCAGCTTTGATCGTACCATTATTAACTAGTGTAACTGCAACACTACCAGCAACTTCAAGAGCGTTACCACCTGCTGCTCCTGCTGCTCCACCCGCACCTTCAATACTTCCGTTGTTTGTAACAGTTATAGAACCAACACCATTACTTTCTATTGTCAAAGCAGCATTAGATGTACTAGTTGACCCAACTGTTTGAGATGAATTTACAACAATTTGTTTTGGATAATCTACTTCAAAGTCATCTCCAAAAACACTATCTGCACTTTGATTTGTGGCAGTCGATGAGTACGTTTTTTTAAAAGCTCTTTCTTTACTATAAAAATCATTAAATGAAATTGTTCCAGAAGTAGGCACACCAGCCGACATGTTCGTTGAGGAATTATTACCAGCATTAGCACGAACCAATGAACCACCAAGATAGAATTCACTCAATCCTCGACTTGGTAAGTTTGTTCCAGGATTGTATTGTTCTTCAATATCTTGAAGTGATATGGCTCCAGATGCTTGTAATGCTGCCATTATAAACTTGTTCCAAACGCTGTTATGTTATTTGCTGATGTTACTGCACCGTTAGATCCTAACTTAAATACTGTTGTGCCATTATACTTAAATAATAATTCATTATCACCAGTATCTAATGATATTGCCCATTTACTAGAGCCAAATAAAATTGCGTTACCATTGGTGTCCAAGTCACCTCCAAGTTGTGGACTTGTGTCTCCTACTAAATCT